TGACTTGACTACTGAATGTAGGATTGACGAGCGTTGCTCTTACGAATACCATGAATGCATTCTTCACTTGTTGTGGTTTGAGTTTGATCTTCTTCGCCATTTCATCAATGATATTTGACGCAAGGATACCCGCTACATGATCCACGTGACTCCCACCTTTCGTTGTACAGATACCGTTGACGAAAGAAACCTGTTCGAAACCATCTTCGGATGGAGCGACACACACGGACCATCTATCCGACGTAAACAGGCAAACTTCGTCAGATTTTGTGTGCATCTTGGCATATTCATTGAATGCCGTCTTCGGAAGAGCTTCACCTTGAAACTTGACTTTACACCCCTGTGTCGTACAGATGTTTGCGTCATAAACACGCTTCTCAAAGATTTTGAATATGTGATCATCCATTCCTTTCATACCAAATCTTGACCAGTCAGGTGTAAACGTCACACAGACACTCGACGTCGTCCCCGAGTAGCTACGCATCTTTGGCTTTTCACACGTTTTCATGTTATCCGTCCATTCTTGTGTATACGTCGTGTTGTTTTCAGAGTCCTTAATTTTGATGGAGAATTTGCTCGAATACACATTCGTGAGCTTTGCACCGTATCCATTTCTACCACCAACAACGCGCCGCTGTGAATCATCATAGTTTGTACTCGTGAGAAGATGCCCAAACGTGAGTTCTGGATTCCAAATCTTTTCCTTTTCATGTTCCTTCACTGCGATACCCCCGAGAGGCCCGTTGTTCTCAACACTGATTTCACCTTTCTCCCGGTCAATGTTGACTGAGATTGACGTTACCTGTTTCGGATAGAGTGAATTACGGTCGATCGCATTAACAAGAATTTCGTCAAAAATCTTGAGAAGTGCTGGTGCATAGATGACTGTTTTCTTTTCAAATCCATCACCTTCCTTGACCCAATACTGCTCACCAACGCGAGACACAGGACCAACATATGAGTCTGGTCTCTTCAATATATGTTCCACGTGTGTGAGTTTTTGGATACTTTCGCTCATTGTCCTTACTTTTTAATAAACGAGGCTTCCACTTAAGCCATTTTTTAAAAACAAAGGTGGGGGTCTTTAGTCGAATCAATCACCGAATTTTATTACAACGTCATTGAAATACGCCACGGCTGCGTCGGAAGGCACTATTTTTTCAAAATTTTCAAGTGCATCTGACAAGATTGACCCATTCTTACAATCGTTGATCAAGTACCTATTTTCATTTACATCAACCCCCAAAGTTACCGCATGGTCTTTGTTTCTAATGAGATATTGTGTATTTTTAAAATTAAATATTTTAGCCAAAAAAATAGAAATGTCATTTCTGTTTTTGAATTTCTTACCGTAGCATCGAGGTAGGAACTCATCGATAACATATTTTGATTCTATGAGTTTTTCGGGGGTTAAAGTGAATTCATGTTCTGGTAAAATACCCTGAAATGTAGAAACAAATCTATCTCTCATATATATCAAATATTTATCGTATGTCATTCCTATGACAGTTTCAATGTAATTGTTATTTTTATATTTTAAAAAATTTTGTCTGTCTGAAAGAACCTTGGAGGTCAAGCGTCTCCAGTAACTAGAATTTATATGCATAGGGCATCTGCAAGCATATGCATGTTGCCACCCCACGCGGCCATAATGTCTGATACCCGAATTACATGGGTGAATACACATGGTTCTGCGATTCCCTTTTGAATCGAAATGTGTGACTACGTGTGCACCTTCAATAAACGGAAATATATCCGGCTGAACTCCAGATCGGGCGGCAGATGGCTCACACAGGTTGATCGTGTATCTTATAACCGAGTCAAAATTAGAAAAGTACCTAGACATAATATAGCTTTCTATATCTTCATCAGATACTGGTATCGGATTATAAAATCTCTCAATTTCCTTTAATGAACGAAACCTCTTACCCTCTCCATAATAGTACGTATCTGTCATACCAGCTGTCTTACCACTCGCACGCACTTCGACTTCAACGCGGAAAACATGTGGATTAAACCCATATTTAGCGGACATTCGGATGAATTTTTCACGAGCTTCTTCGCCATACGTCGTGAGTTTAAGTTTCAGTTGTGACGCATCATATACAAATGAAACATGTATATCGTTACTTATAACCCGACCCATGTTTTTATACCTTACTTTTAATAAACGAGACTTCCACTTAAGCGATTTTTTAAAAACAAAGGCAGGGGTCTTTGATTATAATTTAAACACACCAATTAAAAATTGGTATGATTGTAATATTTAAAGAAACATGTATATTATAGTATACATGAGTAATTTAGTAGAGATAGAAGATTTCGTGTCTAGTGAACTGTGCGATACTATAGTAAAAGAAATTGAATATACACCAACTATAGAAGCTGAAAAGGAACAAAATTTCTTTGCTAATAGGTCTAGAAATGTAGAACACTTTCCCACAGATACTGCTAAAGATATTGCCAATGAAATTTTACTTAAAGCAAGGGATGTATACAAAGAGGATTTGATTGTTGATTATTCATCAGTTGTTACATGGTATAATGGTCAGAAGATGGATCCACATTGTGACATCATAGACATTACAACTGGTCGTGCATACGATTATTGTGTATCTAGAGTTTATTCAGCTATTTTATATCTCAATGATGATTATGAAGGTGGAGAAACATATTTCCCTAAACTTGGTATAACGATTGAACCAAAAAAAGGTAAATTGGTAATGTTTCCATCTCATATTGGTTATGTACACGGTGTAAATGAAATATCGACAAAAACGAATAGATTCACATTAGCTGTTTGGTTTTCTATTAAGTATAATTAACCTAAGTCAGCCCCCACCACCTTGTTAATCAAAGCATTCTAAAGATGTCCTACGAACAGTGCCTCACTGACGCCATGCGCATGTACCGGGTGAATTCACCTACTGATAGATGCAAGAAACTCGCAAACGCAACCTGGAAGATGAAGCAAAAGTATGCACAACTCAAAAAAGACAAACAAAGTAGAATCATTCAAGTCATAGACAAAGAGCCTGAGCGAATTGTAGAAAAAAGACACACGGTACACACTTGTCGAGCAACGACTTTGGCTGGAAAGCCGTGTGGATTTAAGGCTACATGTGGCGGTTTCTGCAAAAAACATCAACCGAAGATAAAATATTAGTGTACTATAAATGTTAGACCAAGAGACACTTCGTCCAGTTGTAATAGCAATGGCTCTCTATGTAGCTATCGCCAAGATTGTCCCAGATACAGTAAAGAAGCCAACAAACGTTGGATTTGTCGATGATATCGTGTCCATGTTAATCGCTCAAAAGGGTGCGATCGCCTCAGGTGCTATTCTCACGGGTCTCATTGTTTTCCTTACCAATTACATCATCGATGAATTGTTGTGAGACGTTTTCCTTACTCACCATGTGTTTCGTATGTGAGTGATCCATATATCTCAATCGTTTCTCATACACGTCTTCCATAAATTCCGCGAGTTGTTGTTTGTTAGGTTTGCCCCATCGCATACCCCTTTTAAACAAGAAGTCGTCATTCTGCAGCTCTTGAAGTCCGCACTCTATTGTATACGGTGTTTTTACGTATTCGGGTGCCGCACCGTAATCAGTAATAATAACTGGTTTATCCCTGATTGCCGCTTCCACTGCACCCATTCCTACACCTTCTGAACTTGAAAAACTTACATAACAATCACACATTCTGTGTATTCTGTCCATTTCTTCATCTGATATGAGTCCATTTATTACCTCTACATTTGGTAAGTTTATTTTGACTGGCTGATTACATGTAGCTTTTACGATTAGTTTTGCGTTTGGTTTATTCAGGCGAATAAACGATTCAAGTATATCCTTGAAATTTTTACGTTGGTCCATTATATTTCCTATGTGATAGAATCTATACACATCGTGTTGTGGTATATGTGCACGTATAACATAGAATTCCTTATTCGGAAATTGCCTCGAAAATACTTTTTTACAGAATTCACTTGGAACTGCAATTCGTTCAAATAAATCAAATAATTTACCATAGTCTTCGTGCACAGTTTCTGTTTCGCATACAGTCATGCAATGTAAATGTTTTATCTTTGATTTTAATTCAATAATTTTATCAAACCATAATTGAATAGGAAGCGCAAATATAAACGCATTGTCGCATTCGGGTATTGTTTCACTCATTTCCACATATTTCCAATCAGGGAACATCTCTGTGTATTTCTTAGCATGTTGCCCTATTCCACTCAGAAGAGTCGGTCCTATGACTATCATTATGTTTAAAGATAATATTTCCTTTATGTATATTATAATGGAAGCTCTCAGACAAGAAATCAGAGATGAAATGAATACTCTTCGAATCAACAAGAAACACGTGTATGGTTTGTTGATGCGATTGGTTGATGAGATTGACAGTGGTGCAAAGCCTGCTGCTCCAGCTCCAGTAAAGAAGGCTGAATCAGCTCCAGCTCCAGCTCCAGCTCCAGCTCCAGCTCCAGCTCCAGCTCCAGCTCCAGCTCCAGTTGAGGAAGCTCCAAAGCCTGTGAAGAAGGTTGTCCGAAAGACGACTAAAAAGAAGGTTGCGACTGGGGAGACTGTTTTGAAGTAATGTAATATACACCTCCTAAAATTAACACTACCATCACCATGAGATAGCTAAATGGGTATTTCTTTGTTTCCTTTCTAGCTTTCTCCAATTGTTCTGCATCTGGTAATTTTTTAACGTTATGATTAAGGTCGTCTATTTTGTCCATCAGACGATCTAACGCCTGTAATATCTGTACCTCCTTGTTTCTTGGTTTTTCTTTTACGTCTATAGTTGTTATTTCAATTATCATATAAAATGATACACTTGGTTTAAGTAATTCATAGTCTCCATCTCCTTGTGATTCGTATAACTTGAAATTTGTTTTTTGTATTGATATAGGGTTAAATAGAGAGGTTTCTCTGTGAAATGATCTCCATTGTTTATCCCTCATTATGAATGAGTTACTCCCTGTAAAACTTCTCTCGAGTGGTATGCGTGCGAGTATTTGTCCATTTCTTTCATCGAGTATTTGTGCTCGTTTTGGTATATCTTCACACACAACATCTATGTATTTTGATACATCAGTTGCTCCATTTGAATCGTTCTCCCCAACCTGTGTCACATAAAAGTCAACTATTTTGAATCCTATGACTTTAGTCATGTCTTCCATGTGTACATTTGAATCTAAAGAAAAATCAATCGTAAATGCATTGTTTGATCCTTTTACGAATTCTGAATCGACTGTTATGTACTGGATCTTCTTCGGTACTTCATGAAGATTCATCTTGTAATTAAGTTAGATAAAAAAAGCATAACATAAACACGTATATGTGGTGGCTTTATCCACGAGCGTTTTGTTACGCTTTAGCGACAACTTGGATCTTCAGGGTCGCAAAGGGTGTATTTGTGTTTGTAGCACACGTACCGGAATATATTGAATATTCAATCGACGACTTTAGGTGGGCGTCTCTTTCAGAGCATCCTAAGCGATTTCTGAGAACTATACAGAGTGAGAAGAAAAAACTCGAAGAAGAACATCTCAGTAAGAAGAAAGAAGAATGAGTCTATACGACAGATTATTTAACATTTTTATTCCTAAGACAATCAGCTACGACATAAAAACCGACCATACCAAAGAAGGTTACGAGATAGTCACGGCCATAAACGAGGCTGGTGAAGAGATTACACTTCAATTTCCAAAGACTTATAAAGGATTAGTGAGTATATAATGCAAGATGGTTGCACGACCCATGATTTCCGCCTTGCGTTCTGTCAAGCCACGAGATCTCTGTGTACAGACATCCAAATCGAAATTTGGAAAAAGGTCATCCAACAAGAGATGCGGTGTCCGGATGCACCAAAAAAACAATCACTCCATTTACGACATGAGCTTCAGGGATCTGGGTATCATTCTCAAAACTCTTCGTGTACACCAAATTTACGGAGAAGAAGACTCTTCGATGTATGATCCCGCAATTGATCTTGTGAGATTACGAATGCACGAATTAAAAATGCAAACACTCAATGACCGAATGAACGAATATATGGTATGCTGTTCTGAAATTGAACGCTTCAAGGAAATTGAAAATCGAAATATTGAGAAGGAACGTTTTTACAGCAAATTTTCAAGTTGGAGACCTTCAACTAGACACACGGAATTTACTCACGACGATAAACTCATGGAAGCCCAGGTAAGACTTTACGAAATTGTAGAGCGTTGTAGAGATTTCGAACAACGAGAAAAGATCTTTAAGAAATCGACCTTCGGTAGACTTGCATCTAGAATTGACTTTTAATAATACACTTAAACAAATCAAACGTAAATGATATAGATAGAAACAATGAGCCTCTGCCTTGAACTTGTTAAGCATTGCACGACTCTCTGTCGTCTTTCCTATTTGGATGATTTGATGACCAGAATGACCGGTGTAGACACGGAGGTGTGGGCATTGAAATGTCATAATTTTCCGGAAAAGCTCATTCCCCATAATTCAAAAAGTCACCTGTGCTACATGGGTATTTTAAAGGAAAAACTAAATGCATCATATGGCCAAGTTCATTTCTTGACATTTGGTCATGAAAATTTCTTGGAAGATGCAAGTATGCCTAACACCGGCGTGTTAGAGTACATGTATGATATGTACTGTGAACACGTTAAATTACAGGGTGGTAGCGACGAAGATGAGGTAAATTTGTACCCTATTCAAATTGACGAAGAATCACTTGATTATTGGGTTGATATTGCAAAGAATACGTGGGGTATTAAGGAAAAGGGGCAATTGAAAGAATTCATCAAGTATAACGAGTTATCTGAGTGGGTTGATTGGGAAGCACTCGAAGAATATTTACCTCTTATCGACTACCCAAGTGAGTCTGAGACCGATTCGGAATCTGAGACCGAATCGGAGACTGAATCGGAGACCGAATCGGAGACCGAATCGGATACTGAAGATGGGGAAATCAAACACGATGAAGACGAACTACCGAGAAAAAGAAGAAAGTATACGTACGACAGTGAAGACGAGGCCTAAATGTCAATATCCTGGGTGTTGGCATAAATCATCTAAATATGGGTGTTGTAAATCACATGTAGATGAAGGTATAGCCTCTGAAACCCTTTTAGAGCTCAAGTACGGATGAAATAATAGAGTTCTCGGTTCAATATTAGGCTTTTAATAAATATTTGCAATAACGTTCATTTAAATTTCCCATTGGAGAATATTCAAAAAAGAGGTGGACGAGTGCTCCTGTAAGTACGAGCGCCCGTGCATCTTTCACGACTTTAGATACGCCCGTGTATATAGCCAATGTCAGTAATCCTATCAATATGGCTTCAACGAGAACAAGTGACACTGGTCGATCGATCATTAAAATTACTGAGAAAAGAATTCCTAAGTCGATGCGAGTGGTATGATAAAATAAGTCACTCAAACTCAAAATGGCCGACATCACCGATCTCATCAAGTCTCTCATCGAAGAAGTGAAAACGCTTCGGGTCGAGAACAAACAACTTCACGAAGAAGTTAAATGTATCCGAGAAGAAATGAAAACGAAAAAACGAATGCCCAAAGATCCAGTCGAACCAAGGGTGCAATGTAACGCGGTTGCTGTATCTAGTGGAAACAGGTGTAAATGCAGAGCAAAACCGGGTAAAGATGTGTGTGAGAAGCACGACAAGCCACCCCCGGTTCAACAGGCTTCTACCTCTGAAAATGAGGTACCTGCACGAAAGAAAAAGCCGAGAGTTAAAAAAGATATCAAAAAAAAGGAAGTACCTGTGCACAATCACCCCATAGGTGAGTCGCCAACAGAAGGTGTGGTCTGTGAATTATGTGAAAATCACGGGGATATTTTTGATCCGGATACAGCTGATGCCGACTTCGAGGTGTGTGAAGAGAATGGTCAGAGTATAGAAGAACGGTTGCGCATCATGTTAGAAAGTGAAGGAGAATAAAAGATTTGTGTGTAATAATTAAAAATGGATCCTATCAGAAGTATCATGTCCCTTGTGGACGAACACAAAACTGACCTCCCCGAAAATGTGTATCTCGAAATATGTGATAATCTCAAACGTTTGTACGCTTCCGGTGATACCGTGAGAGACAATTACATACTTAATTTAACGAATGACTATTTAGAATTAATGGAACAAAATGAAACGCTGCGCAAAGAAATCACACAGATGAAGCGTGATTTAGTTCGTTCAAGAATGGCGAGATTTGATGATGTATCTGTACCCATATCAAATACTCGCACGTTCCTCGAGAATCTAGTGGGTGCATCCTCAAATACAGCAACCGTGAATTCGTTTGATGACATACCTTTACCACCATTGAGAATCAGGTTTTAAATTACAAGTTCCTTTTCGTGTCCTACTTTTAGTTCAGTGTTTACAATGATGTCGTACCCGGCATCTTTAGCATTTTTACAAAACGACACATCTTCTGAGCACATTTCGTGTATGACTGTACCATCGTCTGCCTCAAATACTTGTAATTCCCTATGAAAGTATGGGTATTTCATATTTTCGAGTACCTCTCGTTTTACAGCCATGAATCCCATACCATTATACGCCACTTTCATATAATTCGGTGCACCTTCTAAATCTTCCACGCGCAAAAATTTAAACGATCCATGCTTCTTGAAATAATCTGCGTTCCACGTTTTTACTGCTGCGTAGTGTTTCATGTCTATCATTCTGTAAATACCTGATACTATTGGGTGTTTGTCGGTATCTTCTATTAACTGTTCCAATTGTTCCGGTATGAAAAATATGTCACTATCTATAGTGACCCACACGTCGTAATCGACTTCCCCATTAAATGGTTTTTGGTCAATACCTCTGAGCGTGTTAAGACCAAGAGTTTTCATTCTTGAAAATGGAACAAAGCTACTATAGTCATTTACCGTCATGACTTTGTAACCCTTTCCTTGTAGATATAAAAGTGCATTTGTCCAGTTTCGTAAAAATGCACCCGAAAATTGATTTCCTGGAAGAGCTATGATGATTGTCTTCATTTAAAGATGTATAGATGTACATCTTTAAACTCAGATAAAGTCAAGTACGTATCATTTAATAAGAAATATGCGTGTTAGACGTACTAGAAACCCAGATCCGGATTATGTTTTCGAAGAGTCAGATGATGAATTAGAAGACTACTATAAACCCGCACCCAAACCATATTTTGGTAATGGATTTAAAATCATCTTCGATAGCCGGGAAGAAAAACACAGATTCATGAAGAAGGTTGGTTCTAAATATCTGAGCAAACTTTAGTTATAATAACCAAGTAACTTTTCATAATATATATATTCTTTTGGGTAATCTTTTAGTTCGAAATTAAATGCTTTGCTGTTACACTTGACCGGTGTTCCCATTCGTATTTTTGGGTCCGGTTGTGCAAATTTAAGTTTACTATTTTTATATCCATCCCGCTTCATCCAAGTTTTAGTTGCATTTATAGCATTTTCTATATTTGATTTGGGTTTTAATCCTTTGTTTTTTATTAATTCCATTGTGCCTTGAAAGTCACTAATTAAATCTTCGTAACGGATAATTATGTGATTTTTAACCAACTTTGGTAAATCTTCAATCATCCATTTAATTTTTTCATGTCTAAGTTCAAATATATTATTGTACTTTAGACCTGTTTCTGGGTTAACTTCTTTATTTGTTAAAAATCCATCAATTGGTTTCATTTCCGAGTAAATGTAACAAGATGACTCAACTTTTCCATATAAAAATGATTCCGGTGATTCGGTCATTGAATCATATAAGCATCTCGGTTTTCTAAACAAAGATTTTAACCAGTCTATTGGATTTCTTACTATGCATATAAAAAGTGTATTATCTGTATCTGATAAATCCAAATTATTGCCAAACCAATGTTTGTGTCCGTATTTTCTAAATATTCTATCTGTGACACATTTTATTTCTGAAAACACATTTATTGCATCAAAATTTTGGTTTAAACTACAATCTAAAATGTTAGTGCCACTTGATCTTTCGCCGTAAATTTGATAATGTGTTATTGTCATTACTAACTAATATATGTTACACTTTAAACTGCTGTGTGAATCTCGGAGGTGGAAGTTTACAGTTCAATATTCTGTGTGAATGCAAGTAGAAGAGCTAACATTATAGAAAGTACTATTGGTGCTATGTCCCATGCGGGTTTACTCTTTCGCCCCCACGTCACGGTGAAAAATACACCTAGGAACACCGCAAATGATCTAAGTATAGCTTCGAGTGCGACGTTCATTTTTATTATAAATCCACATTTTATTTAACCTAAGTCGGATTAGATCTTGTAATAATTCACTTCAAAAAAAAGATGCCCTGCAACAACTGTAACTTGAACACTGCGATAGACAATGACTGTCTTCCATGCTTTACCAGATGTATCGTGGACGGAACCCAAACCGACACGATCATCAAATGCGTGAAAAAGAACAGACTGGAAATGTTTAAATGTGCGATGGAAAGTGAACATCTCATCAAACCAAGTGATTACGAAATTGCGACGCATGCTGTTCAACATAATGGTGAAGCATGGTATCCATACATTCTCAGAGCTGTTTCTGAATCTTCCAATCCGAGAAGAATTGCCCTCTTCAAACTCGCCATCAAGTCTGGTGACATTAATTTGTGTCCTCAAATGTATCCATACTTGAAGCCGAGAACTACCAACGATGCTACGCGCAAGGATATGGTCGATTTCATGGAATGTGCGGTGTTTAGCCTACGACTTGGTATGATTATGTGGGTTGAGCGAACGTTTAACCCCGGTAGTACTGTATGGCCGAGCGCGTGGATGAATAATGGTCGCAGATTGGTGGAGATGATCTTCAAGAATAAGAAATATTGCGCACGCTTTCACATGGTTATGGATACTTTCAGATATGTATTCGAGCGAATCGATGTGCACTGCTGGGACTCCGTGGCGAAACTCATTCTCAGCTACAACAACCCCGGCAACGCAAATACTTGGAGCTTGTTCAACCATTTCTGGTTTACCGGTGGTAGTGAAAATGTGTCAATTGGCTGGAAGAATTATTGCATTCGATACAATAAAATTATTGAAATACAGACGATTCATGCAGTTTGTCCCGAATGGCCGGCAGACTTTTTTGCGACGTGTGACTCAACTCCGGGTGCGAGACAGTGGGGTAGACGAAACCTGAAGGATTGGGCAGCGACACACGGTTTTGATGCTGAACGCATTCAAGAGAGAGCTGCTCAAGTTGAAGTCAACGAGGAACGAGTGACCAACCTCCACAAGGCTCTCACCATCATCGAAGACTGTGACCTCCCGGAAGGTAAATACTTAGAACTGTGCAACCTCCTCATGGATGTACACAAGCGGGGTGTAGTAGCATAGATATTCTATTTTTTTGTGAATATATAGTATAAATGTCTAACAAAAATCGATCATATCGTTTAAACAAAGGCAAAACATTAGTTATCAAGGATGATGATATTTTCAAAAATAAGGGTTACATGAAAGGGGTTATAACTGTAACCATTCATTCGAATTCAATAGTAAGTGAATTTCCTACACAAGAGATGGTTAATAGCCCCACACTTAAGAATGTTTACATACTAGGCAAGGTTCGTAAATTCCGGGGAGACCTTTTGAAAAAATTAAAATTAGAAAGATTGGATGCTATAGTTCATAAATTTAACACGAATATTGAACCCATCTCTAATATTTCGGATCCATTAGTTCTCAAACTGTTACGTATAGAGGCGCGAGATCCCGACTCGGTAGTCGTCTCTCACACGAACGGACAGCGGGCAAATCTTCTTAAAGATGTATCGAAAGCAAAGAATTTGGAAGAGTTGACGTTAGAAGGTTTACACATATCCAAATTTCCAGACGCGTTCTTCTTTCAATTTCCAAAATTAACACACTTGAATCTTCGGGATAATCGGATACGCGATCCAAACGAGCTGAAGGATATTGGTCAATTACAAAAACTCGAGATGTTGGATTTATCGTATAATAAATACCTGAAAAGATTACCGGATAGTATCACTAAATTGAAAAAATTGGAGTCATTAAAATTATTTGGTGTTCGGGAACTGGATTCTTTACCAAAAAATATAGGTAACATGAATGAGTTGGTCAATTTAGCAGTCAGTCATCAAAGAAAAATAAATATTCCCGAGAGTATATTGAAATTGCGTAATTACGCGCGGATAGAGTATAATAGTGATGGTTTAAATAATAACCTTAACGGAAAAATGAGCGTTAAAAACTATTATAATCGTTGGAAATATGTACCCCGTGTTCCAATCAGATATATAAATCAGGGAATACCAAATAACGGTGCGTCTAATTCTATTTCGTATGTAAACTTCAAACCTGGTAACACTGCCATGAGAATCAGAAATGCCAATCGTCCGGCGACATACATGACGGTAAATACATTTAAAAAATTAGCGAACGTGCGTACGAGACAGGGTGAAGAACACATATACAAACGTAGAAATGACATCAAAAATATTCACGACGTATACACTCTTAATGGAAACACAAATGTATTCATAAACCCAATGACGACGAAGATGGTTAAGAGAGGTGACATAGAATTCGTTAAATTCATTTAGAACCACCGCTGTGGTGTAGTACCATATATAAAATGTAAGATGATGTAGATATGTGTAACCAAACTAAAATATTTTTGTATTATAAATGAGTAGATCCTATGCTAACGCAGTCGGAGGAGTTCAGAAAAAAACATTCAGAGAGTTTGCTGATATGGTAGCCGCGAAGCCAAATCGATTGGTTATAAATGTGGAGCGTTTGAGAAAATGGTACGATTGGTATTCAAGATCTTCACTCACAAACAACAAAAAACACGCCATGATAAATCGGGCACTCAAAGAACAAGCACATATGAAATTGTTGCCGAGCATGATGAACCAGACAGATGCTGAATTTGTTACAAAAATTACAAATTATTATAGACCAGATAACGCTGATATACGTAAGATAAAGGGTATGCTTATTGGTGAGAGTCCCGGTACACGTTCGAAAATAGAAAATGTTATGCGTTCGAACGCGACAAACAAAGACGATAAAATATTTCTATTATTGAAATCAAGAAATATACGCGAACGCCTGTTAAATGGGAGTTCAACCGGACTCACGAATGACCAACTAAACCAAAAACTGCTTGAACAGGGTAGGCCACTCAAAAAGTATAAAAGAAATAGAGTTCATACACAAGTTCTTATACATGGTGGAAATGGTGGGAACGGGGGTAACCGTGGGATGAACGGTAAAGTTGGTAAACCCATAGGAGTTTCCATAGCTGGAACTGGTATGCATAATACGGTACCAAAGTATGTAAATAACAATTCTAAGAGAAGTGAACACAATGTTGTTCGTAAAATAAACATACGAGGTGGTATGGGTGGTAAAGGTGGTTCAGTTGGTATGGGTGGGGAAGGTGGAGAATCCGCTAACGTAAGACTTGCATAAGTCGGGTGTGACGGCTTAAACTTTTTTGTAATTCTACTGTAAACATGGCAATGAGAAAACCGGCAGGATGGCGAAAAATAGTTGGAGCTGGTAATCCAATGCCACTCTTTAAGAAAGTCATCGCAAAGATGGACACACAAGAAATCGCAAAACACAAAAAACTCTCAAAAGATTATGTTACTAGTTCCGAAAAATTATATAAAGCGTGGGAAAAGGCGCGCAAAGTGCCACTTGCCCAACAGAAGAAGTTGAAGGAACTCACCAAAGCTGCTGAGATGCTCGGACAACGAGCTGAAAAGGTACAGGATAGGTACGATGAATTTTACAAAAAGATGACGAAAAAATATACCTAAGTCGGGTTAAGCACTACAAAAAGTCACTTCAAAAAAAAATGCGCTGCCAATACTGCAAAACCTGCTTATCTGCTATCAAGGAGGGGCACCTCGAGTGTCTCAAGACCTTCAACTACAAGAAATCCAAGAATGCTATGGAAACCGCCGCTCGCCACAAACAGCGAGAAATCTACAACTTCCTCAAAGAAGCTGGCTGCCCCAGGTCCTTTGTGGGTGAAATCTATCCCTGTGCTCAAAATGGATGGAATAGCGAATTCTATTCCTTTTTCCGCGATATCGAAACTCTGGACCATGAGACCAGAATGAGCGTCATTCGTCATTTGGGTTATGCCTCCGTCAGGCATAATGACATCACTTTGTTGAGACAGGTGATCATGCATATCCCAACTTCTTTCATAATTGCTTTTGTCGATGTTGTAGACTTGAACAGTCTTTTTAAAGAGACCATCAAGTCTGAACACGTTCAAAAGATTGAGTTAATTTACAACGATTTTCGCCACAGATTCCGAGACTGGTATCCGAGACATTTTGAATATGCCATCTCTACCGGTAATATCAATACACTCAAGAAGGTTATTGAAATGTGGAAGGGTCGCTCCACTGGTTTGACGGGCGTTGAAAACACAGTTAAATTGGCTACTATCAAAAACAATAGACTTGATATGCTCAAAATGCTGGACAGAGAAATCAATGGGTATCCGGAAGACATGATGCACCAATTGCGACGCACGAGAGGTCACTCTACAGAAGCTCGTCGGCAAATGACTGCATATGTTTGGGAAGAGATACGCTGTGCAGAACGCCGGGGCACCACGACAATCGCTGAACGTGCGCGTGAGCGCGAGAGAATTGAACAGCGTCAAGCCACTGCCGTGCCCGTAGCTCCAGTTGAAGAAAGGGTGACCAACCTTCATAAGGCCCTCGCTGTGATTGAAGACTGTGGCCTTCCGGAAGGGAAATACTTAGAATTGTGCAATCTCCTCATGGATATTCACCGGCGGGGTGTGAGAGCTTAGAAAATAGTATACATACTATAATAAGATGAGTATTCATGGGTACGTTAAAAAAAGACTCACTTTACAAGAACGCTTTAAATTATGGTTACTCAATAAGAAGAGTAAAATATACACAAAGAGGATGGATCGATATTTGGTAAAAGCATTCAAAGCGAATTTAAACGCGTGTAAATATGAAGAGTTTCTTAAAATATCAGACGAGAAACATAGTGATTTTATTAAAAGTTTAAATACAAAGTATGCATAATACTTATTATCTCCGTGTATTATAATGGTAAACCTAAGCGCTCTACCTAGAAGCGAACTACTCAAATCCGTTCGTCTAGCTAGAGAAGAACGAAATTTACCACGAGACCCAAAAATTGTTACACTCACAGACGAACAATTGAGAAACAAACTCCTCGTTTTGAGTGAATCTAACACGCCAAGTGTGTCCAAAAATGTAAAATTTATAAACTCTAATTTCACAGAGGTAAACAAAAACAATATACAGAGATCTAAGAGAGTGTATATAGTTGATGAAGCGCTACAGACAAACGGTGTTGTAAAACGTGTATATAACAAGGATGGTATTATAAAATGGTTGAATTCTAAGGGTGGAAAGACGGCAAAATCACCTTTTACACGTGTAAATTTTTCAAGAAGTAGTATAGTTAATATAGATATTTAGTTTAATTCCATGTATAATATTATTCTGTCTTCTTCTGATAGATTTTCGGCCCAGTGTGGCTCTCGTGCGTCAAGTATGATATGTTTCCCATTTTCCTCTATAGTGTCACCACTCTTTGAGTGATGTAAAATACAATATCCGTATGGTACGATTAATCCTAAATGATACGTAAATTTGTAGTTAGGTCCAACATAGTCAGTGTGTGATTTTAGTTTTACACCTCCCTTCATCAATGAAAATCCGGCGACATTGATACCCTTTATTGATGAAAGAAGCTTACATGTATCTGGACACATTTCGCAGTTACCAATCACTGGTTTACCATCCCATATGAGTGGCCAACTGATCCAGTCTTCGGCGACATGGTCCTGTCCACCTTTCAGCCATCCGTGTTTACCAGATGTGTATAATTCTACTACATTTTTGAGGTGTTCCGATCCTACCCATTCACCCTCTTTGCGAGGTGTTTCTGATATGAATGTTTTAGGGAGCGAAGAGACCTCGTCTCGTATCAATGTGTAGTGATCTTTCAGTTCTTTAAGAAGCATCTTACGACACACTCGGTTTATTTTTTTATACTGTTACATCAAATGTATTCTCTTTTGTGTAAACCTATAATTCTTCCACCTCCATCACCACAGGCATCGGGAGTTATGATGATGGGAGTGAAAACGTGTAGAATAGTTGTAATAAGACCCACACAGAAAGAAAACGTGTATGAAATGGAGGTCATCGAAGATGCCCCTCCCTTAACTGTAGATTAACTAAAGAAATGATCCGTGTATGGTATAAGTATGGAAGATGATCTCAAGAATGTGATGCGAATCATAGACAAACACTCGGATAAGATGCCCGATGGCGATTATCTTGAGTTATGTAACACCATGCGTGATATTTATAAGTCTGAAACAGAAAATACAACAGAAACTATTTCGGCTCGGAGTCTTTTTCCAGAAGGTATGATTTTAGAACATCTAGGTATAGACGATGAAGCGCGTTTGCATTTCCATACTGCTTATGAAAATAGAATGAGATATACGGATATACATATTAAGGAGAATGAGATTAAAATGCTTGATAAGGCTATAAAGAATGTTAAAATGTTACGTAGAGTCACACCTAATGTAGTTAGTGAAGCACTCAAACACCATTATGAAACACATTTCATATACTTAGATGATTATACGGCCGAGACATTCGAAGCTATGGTAGGTTCAAAAAGTGAACTCATGACTATATGTAAAGCATACATGGAGGTTGAAAACATGTTTAGATCATTGTTTATACGTAACCTAAACATGAGATGTGTTAAAATAGCCGAGGAAATCGAAATGGTTAGACAGGGATTCATTTGAAAAAAAAATATTTTTTTTTAAACTTTCTTTTGAAAGAAAAAAGTGTAGAAAATAAAAAAAAGTTTTTTGTAATTAAATTTTCAGTTTAGACAAATTATTTGCCAACTCATTTTCGTTGTATACCTTTGGTTTCTTTTTAGATGTCTCACTCGGTGTTCGTTTTCTCTTTTTGGTTGATTCGAGTTTTCGTTTCTTGGAATTATTCTTATTCGTATCTCCAGTTGGTGGTGTGTATCTCTTTTTTGATTTTCTTTCAGTTTCACGTTTAACACTCTCCAGTTTACGCTTTTGTGCAGACGTTCTTTGTGCGGGTATGGTTGATGTTGCGCGGATTTGGTTAGCTGGAACACCCTTTACACCTCTACATGAAGCTATTATGTATAACGCTTCTTCTGGCGATTCATTAAGAAACGTGGATAGCTTTTTTCTTGGCGACATGGTCGGAGATGTACCTTTCATGTGCGTGTTTTTCTCTACGTGTATTCGTTTATCTAGACCCATCTCAAATTTCTTGTATGGTAATTTCTGTATGCCAGTCCAGAAATGTGGATCATGGAATTTAAGCAGTGTATCCGGAAACTGTGATCCATAATCTAACACAGTGAATTGCTTTGGTAGAGTCGAAAGGAAATTTGACAGTTTTTGCCTGGATGAGAATCTTTTAGCAAGTTCTTGAGCCGCATCATAACTCAATTGTTCACCTATGTTAACTGGTAATATGAGTGTTTTATTTCTCGGTACACTCGTGATAACTTGCGAACTCTTTGAGTAATCTTGTCCATGTGCTAGTACAAAGTATACGGGTACTTTACCCTGTATAGCCTTTTCCAATATGGACATCTTACTATGTACACACAAATTATTCTACACAGGCCAGTGTGGTACGTGTATGTGTTCAGTATTAGATACTTTCGCGTGTAACCTAGGTAAAACACACCCAAATACCAAACCCGAAAATGCTACTATCAATCTTTTCATTTATGTTTATCGATTAAAAAAAATGTAGCATAAATGTAAGGTATCCATGGATGAAGCTGGGTGCATTGAAAACCCAAACGATCCAAGGTGTTCGTGTTACAATGTGATAGTCGAAGATTGTAACGCCAAACCAGATATACCCGGATGCAAGGAGGGTAAGGAGTGGGAGAAACAAATTTTAGATGTTATACCAGATAATGAAAAGTTTAGTGCACAGAAATCGTTAGCTGCGCGAGAATTAGCCTTGAGATATCATTGTACAAAAGGTGTATGCGGGGATGACAAGTATAAACCACCTGAATATGAAGATTATAAACAGTTGGGTAGATGTGATTTTAATCTTAATATATGCGCTTCAGATGTAAGAGTTGGAGAGACCGTAAATAGTAAGTATTTTAGAGACTGTAGTATACGAGGTCCGAATTATTCCGATTTAAATGCGGTCTATGATCAAGACCCGAGTGTACAGGCTGCACTTGGTTTGAGAACTGCAGAAAATGCATCTTTGATAGCCGCCGAAAATAAGAAATACAAATTGAAGCTTCGAGCTGAAGAAAGGCGTAAGAATGCAGAAGAAGAGGCTAATAGGATTGCAGCCGAGTTTGATAAAATAAAACAATTGGAGGAAGATCTTTCAATACAGAAAGACAAAAATGATACCAATATGTCGGTTGTTT